GCGGCGCGTCGTACAGCTGACGCGCGTTAAGGTCGCGGGTCGCGTCCTGCATCATTTGCATGAAGTAGGGCCGCAGCTCGTTGGCAAGCTTCTGCCGGTCCGCTACGTCCCCCTGGACTGTCACCGGAATGCTCAAGTCAAAACGCTGATCGAGCTTGAGGGATGCCGGCTCAACCTTGACCGGCGCAGGCTTATCCGCTGTACGCTGGTAGTCCCCCAGCATCTGGCCCGCCTGAGCCAGGCCAGGCCCGACTGCGCCCGCCGGCTGCAGGTTGCCCAGCAAGGCCGCCGGATTGTCGGCCGGTGGCCGCGTGAGCGGCGCGCCAGGGAAACGCACCTTGCCAGCGGTCAGCGCCGGGACCAAAAACGGATCCTTGGAATCGGGGTCTTTCGGGTCGTAGGAAACCGCCGGCTCAGCAGGCGCCGGCACGACCCGCAGCGACTCAGGGTCGTTACGCGTAACGACCGGATCGGTCGGCGGCCGCGTGAGCGGTACACCAGGGAAACGCACCTGGTCGACGGTCAACGGCGGCACCCGGAACGGGTCCTTGAAATTGGGGTCCTTCGGATCGTAGGAAACCACCGGCTCGGCAGGCGCCGGTACCACCCGCAGCGATTGAGGGTCGTTACGCGTAGGAGGCGTCTCAGAGAGCGCAGGCGCAGCCTGTGCCGCCCCACCTTCGCGCCCTGCTGCAGGTGCTCTCTGCTCCCCCTGCGCAGCCACTGGGTCAGGCTGCGCCTTGCTCGCAAACAGGCTGCCGACCTTGGCGCCCAGCGCGTCACCGCCAAGGCTCCCGAGGATGCCGCCGACCAGGCCGCCAATGGCCGTGCCGACCACCGGAATAATCGAACCCAGGGCAGCGCCCGTGGCTGCGCCGGCAATGCCTCCGGCCAAACCGCCCACCGCACTGCCGACACCCTCGCCCTTTTGCTCAGGCGCCTGGTCGCTGGCCACAGCGCTGCCAATCTGCAGAGCTGCCACCGCTGCGCCCAGCACCGGAACCCCCTTACCAAAGCTGGCCAGGCGAGCAGCACGCCCCACCAGGCCGCCCACACGGCCCCACCGACTGCGCCGTGGGTTGCGCCGTGCGGTATCGCCCAGACCGCTATCAATCGGACCGTCACCCTTACCACCGCCTGTCTGGGGATTGGTGACGAACACGCGCTGCACCCCGGCAGCACCTGCAGCCCCTTTGGCGACGTTGTACAAGCCTCGGGCCACCCGGATAGCTGCCACGGCCTTGGTGATGGCGAAACCACCTGCAGCCAGCGCTGTAGCCCCAAGAGCCAACGAAGGCACTTTTTCAGCAATCCAGCCGATGCCGTTGGCCGTCGTCCGTAGTACATCGGCGGCGCCGTCCGTCAGCGGCCGCAGACCGTCACCGATGGCACGAAGCGCGTCGTCAGCCGCGTTGGCGGTTTCTTTCCACTTCTGCGAGGACGTTTCGCGGCGCTCTGCTAGGTTCTGGTCGAGAATGCCCGCCGCGTCTGCGGACTGGGTTTTCAGGTCCTCATACAGCGCCTTATTTTGCATGTAAGCCATGAGCGCGGATTTGACCTGCATATCCGCGAACAGGTCGCCGGTACGCATGGACTCTTCCAGCGCCTGCATCATGCGCTTGGCTTTCTCGGGGTCCGTCTCCTGGTTGATCTTGGCCGCCGCCTCGGCCATGGCTGCGGCCTTTTGCGGGTCGGTCTTCTGGATATACTGCTGGGCAAGCGCAAAGCTTGACTCCAGTGTCGACATGCCATTCTGCAGCCCGGTGTTGAGCGACTTCTGGTAGTCGATACCGGCGTCCTTGTACGCCTTGACCGTCTCGCTTGAGCCGATCTTTTCCATCCAGTTCTTGAGGTTGTTGGCCGCCTCGTCGGCGCTGCCGGCGGATTTGATCTGCACCTGCAGCATCGAGCCCAGCTGGGTGACGGCGTCCATGCCGTAGATACCCTGCTTCGCCATACCGGCCAGCAGCTCAGGGAACCACTTGGCCATGTCGCTGGCCTCGAAACTACCGGCCTGCCCCTGGTAGGCAATGGCCTCCAGTGCCCGCTGCATCTCCTGAGGATCGGTGATCTTGGCGTTCTGCCCCAGGGCATTGATCATTCGTGCGGTGTCGGTACCGTCCGCGCCCTGCCCCACCACAAACTTGGCGGCCACGCTGGAATAGCGCGCGGCCTCCTGCAGGTCCATACCGGCACCCACCAGCTGGTTAAGGACACCCGCCACCTCATTGCGACCCAGGCCGGTGTCCTTGGCCGTGGTGATGATGCCCCGGTTTAGCTCGACTTCCTCGGCCTTGTTGGCCACCCCTGCCTTGATCGCGATATCCCGCACTATCGCCTGATAATCGGCACTGACCTTGGTAGGCACCGCCAAGGCCGCGGTGCCTACCGTGGCCTGCACAACGGTGGACCGCAGGCCGGCTTTGCCCGCCTCGATCTGCTGCAGGCCCTTGGCCTGACGGGCAGCGGTTTGCGCCGTGCGACCCAGCGTGCGGTAGTGATCCTCCAGCCGGCCGACCTCAACGCCTTGTTTACGCAATGCATCAAGGTTGCGGTCCAGCTGGTTGCGCAGACCGCGCGCGCTGGCCTCTCCCGCCTCGCTGGCTTTCTTCCACTCATCGCGCAGGCGCATGGTTTCGCCAATGACGCCCTGCAGCACCTTGGCCTCTTCGCCGCGCTTCTTGAGCTTGCCGATTCGGCCCTCAACGTCTTTGAACGCGGCGCCGACCGTTGCGCTGACCACTCCGCCGATCACAAGGCCAATGGAAAACTTATTGTTGGCCATGGTTTCTCACTCCCACGCAGGCACAGCCCGGCGGCTCACTCAGAGAGCCACCAGACCATGCGCGCGAATGGCATTTGCTCCAGCTCGCTGGCCGAGAATCCCAGTTCTCGCGCCAGGCGCTTGGCAAGCGACTTTTGGAATCCGGGGGTGTTAAACCCCGTCTTGGTGGACCAGGCGAAAGTAGGCCGCACGCATACGGTTGTAATCGCGGATGGTCAGCGAATGCAGCTCGGCCGAGGTGGTATCGGTCAGGCGCTGGAACAGCAGCATTTCCAGCTTGCTGTTATCGTCGCCGGCCTCGGCCTCCACCTCGCGGCTCAGACGGATCGAGGGCGATTGCAGGGTCAGGCGGTCGACCTTCACGCCTTCGCGCTCGATAGGCTCCACCAGGCGCACCACCGCATGCTCCAGGGTCAGCTTGAGCCAGACCGGATTCTCACCGCTGTCATCACCCAGCAGTTCCTTGTAGGCCCGCTGCAGGCGGCGGTAGTCGCGCACTTGTAGGGCCGTCAATTGATCCTCGGTCAGCTCGCACAGCGACCCCAGCATGAGCAATTCGCGTTGCTCGTCGTTGTCCCCGGCCTGATGCCCCACCATGAGGTCTTCGCGCACGGTCGGGCAGCGCATGGTCAGCGCCGGGCGCACCTCGCCGTAAACGTCCAAGGGCACGCTCAGGGATACCACGGCGTGACCGCCCTCGATGTTGAGCCAGGTAGGGGTAGTGTTGGTAATGGACATGCTCAGGCTCCTTAAATGGCGAGGTCAGCGCGAACGCTAGCCAGTTGGTCGACACCGTCGATAACGCGGATGCAGTTCACAGGGTCGATTTCGTAGATGACGCGGCCGCCGACTTCCAGCTTGTAGTAGCTCACCGCGATGCTGTGCTTCATTTCGGCCTTATCGCCAACCTTCCAATCCCCCGGGTCGACTTCCTTGAGCGCACCGCGCAGGGTGGCGACCACCGCCTTGGTGGCCCCTCCACGGCCTTTGAAACTGCCCCGGAACACGCAGTTGAAGCCGGAGAGGTCAAAATCACCGAAATACTTGAGGGTTTCCCGACGCATGCCGTTGGAGGTAAAGCTGGCCTCCAGCTTCTCAAGCCCCATATCCATCTCAATCGGCGCGTCCATGCCGCCGCCGCGATATTCGTCGGTCTTCATGGTGAGCTTGGGCAAGGTCAGCGATGGCACATCGCCCTGCAGGCTGACACCGCCCACCGAGGCACTCATGTTGAACAAAACTTCTGGAATAACAGCCATTGCGCGCCTCCTTAGGCTACGTCGAGAACTTGGGTCAGGTATTCATCGGTCACCTCGATTTCAAAAATCGGGTTCTCGGCAGGCGGCACATCGGTGAAGCGGATCACCCAGATGATTTTGCCCTGGGCCAGCTGGCTGGCCGTGTTGCGCTCGGCGTC